ATAGAGTTAGATTGCCTTTGGTCGGTTGCCCCGAAGTTACACCGACAAAGTCCGAGAAGTCGCGCGCCGTTTGTGTCGTTTCCCATAGCGCCGACCCTGCCGAGTAAGTCCATGCGAATATACCAGCAGAATCTCCTTGCATTTCTGTTGTTATATCAAGCGTTGGATTCGTACCGTCTAAAGACTCAATCCACGCCGTTTGTATCGCACCATCATTCAAGTATTCCATGTCATCAACTTCCTTGTTGTAGTTGTTATTCTGATTGAGCTGGTCATTGATTATATACCTCGGTTCTCGATTCTCGTAAGCCGAGTTCCAATTAGGTGCATCGAAAATCTTTGTGTAATCGTAACAGCTCACACTGTATTCAAGTATCGAGGTGTTGTGATCTATATTCGAGTCAGTTGCAGAAGAAATAACGCCACCGAAAACCAGTTTACCCATGCGCTCACCTGTCGAGTGCGCGCTCGTGGGCGTGCTTATAGTAAGCGTTGTCGAAGACGGAACGGCGGTCACCGTCACCTTCTCCTCTGTAGCTAATCCGATCCCCAAATACAATTCAGTACCAATCCTAAACTTGCCTGTGTCGCTATAGGTATTCGCAATCGTTATCGTATTTGCGCTGTAGTTTGCCTTCAAAGCCAAGCCGTCAAATATCTTTATATCTTGCCCTGCTGTCGGTCTTGTAACACCGGAAAGCAACTTGAAACTGCAAGTATTCGACTTGTTCTGTATCTGGTCGTCTATCTTTATCGATAGGCGGTTGAGATAGGTTGTCGTGTCTACCGAGTTTATGTAAAGATAGTACATTTAATTTGCGAATGAGTGATTCATAAGTTCTCGAATAATTGGATCGCCAATTTTTGCAACTATATCAGCATCATCCAAAACCATAGGATTATTGATGTTGATTGTGATTCCGCCACCTCGCATTGTAGATTCATATTCTCTATTTTGTGCTACTGTCAAGACTCTCTCCCCCGGAGTAAGCATAGCCGGAACAGTGTCAGTCCCTTTTGCCTCCCATCCATTCGAAGCATATACGACACCTCCACCAGCGTAACCAGTTGTAGATACTTTACTTGTATTGATTGAAGCATACGCCTCATTCAATGCGTCTATTTGAGCCTTTGTAGTATCAACAAATGCTTGCGTTGCCGCCGCTCTAGTATCTAAGAATAACTGATAAGCAGTATTCGCACTGTTTTGAGTCTTCGTAATGTTATCCCACATCGTTTGAGTGATAAGTTCGATTTTAACACGAGCCTCCTCATAGGCGAGTTTCTTATCGGCTAATTGCAACATTTCTTCCTCGTAAGCGTCAATCGATGCTTGGCGTTCCTCATAGAAATTAGAAACAGCCTGCTCCAAATCAGTCATACTATTATACTGTCTAACCGCAGAAACCTCGTTACTCAATGCCTCAATCATCTGGGCATTGGCAGTGTAAGCCGCAACCTCGGCGTCAAGTTCCGCCTGCAATTCCGCCATAGTTTCGACTGCTGAATCTATGACATCTTGGTCTTTGTCTTCCGCCGACTTCGCCATCTCCTCGTTAATTAGCGCTTGCTGTTCAGCGATATCCGCGGCTAGACTCGTTTGTTTTTCTTCCGATTCAACTATCGCCGCCGCTAAATCTTCATTCTGCGATTGAGTTTCCTCTTGGAATTGCGCAGTCAATTCCGCCATTTCAGCACTCACATCGGCAATTGATTCCTCAATATCAGCCATCGCTGACGAAAAAGAATCATTTAAATCCTCCATCTTATCCGTACCTGTTTTTTGTAAATCAACAAATCCCTTTTCCAAATCAGATAAATCAGTAGAAAGGTCTTTTGTTTTTTCGCTTGCTCCTGAAGCATCACTTGAATAACCGCCATAGCTAGACCCGACACCACCAATTGCCGCCGCCGCCTCATTCGCTTCTGTGATTATATCTTCGGCAGTAGAATTCCATGTTGAAAAAGAGTCTGCGATGTCTTGAAAATCACCCTTGACACTTTCACTTGCCGCATGAGCCACATCTCCCAAAGTTACTGAATCACTCCTTATAGCTTCAATTGTACCACCTACCACCGTGCCTAGCGTGCCAGCAGTTAGTTGAGTTATTTCTCTTGCTGTAACTAAAAAAGTCATCGCACCTTGCGCGGCTTTAATAGCCGCATACGCAAAAGATCCGAGAAATGTCGCCAATGAACTGACTGATGGCACGGCATTCAAAACCTCTGTTGTCAATACGCTTATTTCGTAAGATAGCCTCCCAACTTCTGGTCTAAGTTCTCCCTCTGAAGTATAAAAGACACTACTTAAAGCCGAAGCATTATCTATAAAAGCCTCATTCACTAAGTTTACCGAAGGCAGTAGCAAATTACCAATTGATTCATACATATTATCAATTGCATTTTTCGCTATCTTTGAACTCGAAGCCATATTTTTAGCACCATCGCCGTACTTATTTGTTAATAATTCCAGTATTTTTGTTTGCGCACCAGTTACATCTCCGAGTTCCACCATTGTTTCAATCTCATCTTTTTCTTGATCGGTTAGCATCACTCCTGCTGACTTTAAAGCCATTGTCGCATTAGTTGGCGATTCCAATGCCTTACCAACAGCCCATGCCGCTGACGACAAATCAGTACCAAGGATTGAAGCCATATCCATAGCGGCTTGTGTAGCCTGTGGGAATATATCTTTACCGATATTTGTGAATGTCAAAATTAAAGATTCCGCAGATAGAATTTCTTCATCCGTATAATTAGTAACCATCGACATAGCATTTGCAAAATCCATAGCTGATTCTGCTGTCACTCCTGCTATGCCACCAGTAGCCTCTAACACGGCATTAAACCTCTCTTGCTCAATAGCAGACTCGCGAGCGGCATCTATTGCCGTAACTCCAAAATCATAAATTGCAGAAGCTATTTTTTTTGCGACATCAACTGCTAATTCTAAAGCCTGATTCCATAATGCTGTATTCAATGCTAAATTCGACAAACTGTTTGCAGTTGCTTCCGATTCCTTCCCCATTTCTTCCATACCCTTATTTATACTTTCAATTTTTGCAGTAGCTTCGTCTTTCACGGCTACAATAATATCTAGATTTTCTGCCATTTTATATTATTTACGGAATTGAGGAGTTGAGTTTTTACTTTTATTCTTTTTCAGTCCAGCATCTATTGAATCCATGTAGAGGAATGTGTTTAAAACATATTCATCCTGCTCATCTAGTTGCGCTGGAGTCCATCCGAACTTTTCACAGAATTTCATATCTATCCATTCCTGTGGCGCTGGGTGATTCTTTGGATAATTAAGGAATTTCTTTAAATCACCCTCTAGGCGTTTGGGATTTTCTTGCTTGTTATTTTATTTATAGCTTTATATAACTCATCAAAATCATCTGCGAGCATGGTATCGCCATTTAAAAATTCTTCTGTTGGCTTCACGATAGATCCATCAAGTAAAGTAAAGTGGTCAACCATATTTATAATAGCCGCTTCTTCCCCTTTGCCTTGCGAAGTCATCTTGAATCCTTTTGCGACATATCTTTTTTTAGTATCATCCATCTCCCAAATAACATCGTCATATGTAGCCTCACTTATAAGTTTTTTAGCTTTATGCGTGAGGAAATCTTTGATTGTTGCAGTTCCGATTGATAATTTGACTTCCATTTTGCGTGTGTTTTAAGAATTAAATACAGGTGTGTTTCTATAGAGGGGAGTAAGGAACACACCGAAACCCTACTCCCCTTATGCTTAAATTTAATAAGCCGCAGTAATGTTTCTTAGCATAACTTGGATCTCTCTCTTGTCGCTTGTGTCTCTGTAAGCCGTGAAGCTGATCTCCTCATTACAGATTGCGTCCTCTGAAAGGTTTGCATTGAATGGCTGGAATCTGCAGTCCGGCATATCGAACCTTAATTTCTCAACCTCGTTTGCATCTCTACCACCGGAGAATGCGATCTTGTTCGGATTGTCAGTTGTCGTTACATTGCCAGCACCAGTTGAAGTTGCACTAACACCTGTGAGCGCCGTAATCGCAGAAGCAACTGTCGCGACTGCATTGTTGGCAGGCGTAGCATCGAGAGTGACTGTTATCAGTTTACCAGATACTGCTGCCGCTAATGGAGTCGTACCCTGCACAAACTCAACAGCCCAATCGTTGCCAGCTTCACCCACAGCATCAACCGTAACCGTGATTGTACCAACGCCATCGCTTTCAATCGTGCCAGTAGCGGCGGCGGCGACATTAGTATCAAGCGTTGCTCCGCAGAACTCGAATCTAATTGCTGTCTGCTCCATCTGTCTTAACACATCAAGGTTTAATGGATTGACATAGAAGTTCGAGAATGTTCCCGTAACCTCAACGCCTTTAACCAAGATATTGGAAGGCATTCTATCAACAACATCACATCCCGTTGCCGCCCATCTTGCCTCAAGGTCATTCTTGATTGACAATTTGAAGTCTTCACAGTTCGTAACTGTTGATAGGTTTTGCATCCCGTCAGCTCCGTTGTACATATAAACCGAAGCGCCTCCCGAGAAAATCAATTCGTTACTTAAGCTGTAAGTTGGAGTCTGTTTCTTGATGACGGCAATATCACCAACCTCGATACTCACGCCGATCGTAGAAACAACAAGGACTGTTTCACTTGTGACTGTTGTGACTGTAAGTTCGCAAAGCTCTGTTGTTGGATTATCCTTGTCTAGGATTATGATCGTGTCGCTACCTGCTACAAGTCCGGAAGTCTGGTCTAAAACAAGAGCCGTGCCACCGGAAGCGGCTGTTGTAACTCTTGCGTTTTGGAATACCTTTTGAGCTGAAAGTGCGATTGCCGCTTGCAATTTATTATCTGCAATCGAAAAATCAATACCAGCAACTCTCGTTCCAATAAATCTCTGTACATAAGAACTACCTGCTATAGGTATATCCATCGTATAGGTTTTGAGCGTAGTCGCTGGCGAGAACTTATGCTGATAAGATACTGAAGCTAATAGCGTGGTATCTGTCGCTACACCGAAAACGCCAGTTAACCAGTGACCTAATGTCTTTGGCTCTGCAAGAACTGTTACTGAACCATTGAACGGCCCGACTTTGTTCTTGATAGGTCTAAGATTTTTCGACCTATTCCCTGCTATTGTATTCGCAGGCGTGAAATCCCAATTAGAAACCATACTCTCTGAAAGAAGCTCGTGCGCTACATTAGGATAAAGCGCCGTGCCTGCTGTCGATTCCTTGATAGTCATCAAGTACGCCAGTTTCGAGTATTTTGTTGCGTCAGACATCTTTGAATTTGGTTATAGAATAAATTATTTTGTCTTTTTGATTTTCTTCTCCATCGGTTGAATCATAATGTCATCCTCGACACTAGGATTGTCATATACTACCGAGGCGACTTCTGTGCCATCCGGCAATACCGATTTTTCAATGTGGTATTTTCTATCCATTGGATTATTGTTAATGATTAAATTACTATGTTCGATTTGGGCGGTCGTAAGCCGTGAAGGTAACTGTTGCTCTGCCTTTCTTGCCTCCTTCATCTAGGTATGTACTGTATTCAACATTCAAGTTGTCTATGTATAAAACCTTTGAGCTTGCCGTAAGATTGTTATTTAAGATTCCGAATACTGTCGGAGCTTTCGCATCACCATCGCTTTCTCTTTCTTCAACTAAGTCAACTAATTTCTCCAATACATCTAATTGCGAACCTTGACCAGCCGACATATCCCAATATGTCTTTGCATTGATTACGACCTCAACCACGATGTCGTACTCCGCCTGATCACGGACTGTACCGCTTCTCTTTTGACGAGTTGCTTTAGGATAGACTTGTAGCATTGGCATATCCGCCTCTGCTATAGCGTCCTGCTTGCCTTTAAAGTAAGTCGTGAAAGGAATAGTGGTAAAGCCTGTCGTAAAGATTGTGATAAGTGAGTCTATAATTTCATTCATGAGAGCGCTGATTTAACGAACTTTCTGAATACTTCGATTATGTTCTGCTTGAGATTCTCATTATTGAGAGTAAGCATTGTGCGTTTAGGATTCCTACCCATACCGATTTGATGATATTTATAGTAGTCAACTCCTTTGCTTGCGACTGTAACCTTGAACCGGTCTACTACTTTACTGAAACTGTTTTTCAATTTTCCTGTTCGCTCGAGGATTCCTTTCATCCCATATCCGAGCCTTGTCTTCTGTGCGAGCGTACCTGCTGTGAGTGGTTGCCATGCTCCCGTGAGCCTTGTACCTTCTGTCGAGAACTGCTTGTCTATCTCACTCACGACTAGCGTTCCTGTATCTGTTAGAGGCTGTCTTGCGTTCCCGATTGTAGCGATTGCCTTATCGAGTTTCGCTATAACTCTTTTATCTCCATCGATTGTAAGTCCGAATTGCATTAAAATTTCTTGTTCATAGTAAATACTCTTTCAACATCTTCACCATTATCATCAACCGAACCGGTAGTAGGGAAGAATCGTAGTCGCTGTGTTGTTGACCCAGCCAATTCTGTATCTGAAAAGTCTAACAACTTATCCTTTTTGTCCTGTATTCTCTTTAGAAATTCATCAGCACTTGCCAATCTCTTAAAACCATCCTTGTCATTATTTTGCGTTTCAGCACCGTACTCCGCTATGAATAAGTAAGCCGTTGCAATCTCTACCGCCAAGCCGTCAAGCATTGGTATTGCGACCTCGCTAACCGTTCCGCCTGTTGCTGTTATACCGGAAACTGTTTGAGGATCTGTTGATGTTATCGTTACATCAGTCGAATCTTCGGTCTGGTCGTTATTATGAATCGTTACGGTAGCACCCGAACCCAACCCATCAGTGACGAAATTAGTAGCCGAACCTGCCGCAGTCCGGAATAAATCAGCCGCCTGTGAAGCCGTCTTGCCGACCGACATCGTGACTGTATAAGCAACACCACCAACAGTCAGAGTCATTACGCTCGTACCATTTCCAGTACCAGAGAAGACTATTGTATTCTCGTAGAATTTCGGCAAAGGAAGCGCGTACACATCGCCAATATAACTTTTGATATGATTCTCCGCCCTCGTGATTTGATTCGCTATAAAAGCATCTGTGATATTCGTATTATTAACGAACCCTGCGTATTGCCTAACTTTCGTGACTGTTGTGAACATAAGAATTAGAATTAAGAAACTGGAACTCTGTGAGTAGCCGCCGCTCTGTTTGTAGCCGCTACTCTGTTTGCCGAAGCCATCCTTGCCTTAAAAGCAGTATCCGTAGACCAAGTAGCACCCGCGATTACCCCATTTCTTCCATTGCCACTCGTATCGGCCAACGTAGCCCCCGAACCTTCCGTGAACAGCCATTCGCCTTGTAAATTATCTCTTGGCACAACACCATGCCGATATAAATTTGTCACTTCCGTTGGCGTTAGAACGTCGCTCCAAATCCAACTTGCACCGATCTTCCCCGACCAATTAGTTACAGGATTGTTTGCTGCCAATTGGCAGCCTATCATCACTCGTCTATCATTTTGATGGATTGTAGTAATTGCCGCGTCGGAAGTTTTAACAGGCGTAATCTCAACTCCATCAATAAATAATTTAAGCGTTCCGCTATTCCATGTAAAACCTATCATTTGCCAAATATTAGTATCAATTCTATTCGGACTATCATATACTTTCCAGTTAGTGATACCGCCATCTTGAGATACAATTACTCTAAACTTATAGGCATTGACAAGTACAGTCCAAGCTCGTTTCGTTACGCCGTAATCAAACTTTGACATTGAGCATCCTGCTGCAAATCCATACGGTACTCTAACCCATTGCATGACACTTAAAGTCGCGCCAGCTCCACCGCTAGGCTCAAAGTTAGAGATAGCGATAGATTGTGAACCTGTGCCGTTTATATGAATTGAATTTATAAATGGTCGTACCGCTAGTCTTGACATAATTATAGATGGTTAATTTCTTCGAGTCCTATGCTTGTCAAACTGGAATTTAACGCCTCTAAATCTTTGCTCTCTCGCGCCTCGTAAACTTTTGCGAGATTCCTGAAAAAAGATTCGAGCAATTTATCTCCTGTTAATTCGCTCGATTTTATATAATCCGAATGGATTACGCCCTCCGAGAACCCAAAACCACTATTGCTACCCAGCGAAATAAAGAAACCACTAAAACCAATCGAGCCATCATCGTTATCCCAAACGTCTTGTATTGTGACTTGCGACTTGTCGAATTTGTAAGAGTATTCCATATTAAGCTGAAGTTACGCTGCTGGCTGTTGATAATCTCTTCCATTCACACATAAGGTCCAAAGCTCCTGCCGTAATATCATCAGCACTTCTTGTTAGATAAATGTTTGCGTTATTTACTAATATCCATCCACTTGGTATCGCACAGGCATCATCTTCTGGATTGTTGTCGCACCAAGCGTCTCCGATAGCAAAGTCCGAATTATCAATAGTAGTCGCAGGTAAACATACGTCTGGGTCAGCCGTAGTACCAACCGATATTGTCGTCGTTCCTGATGTGGAAGTTATAGCTGTTGCCCCAACCGTGCCAAATATTCTAACCAATACCGCGCCCATTACCGTGAATACCACACCCGTATCATAACCCGTCATATTAGGAATCGCCTTAATAGCGGTATGTGTCAACTGAAGGTCGCTAATGAATCTGATGACTTCAGCCAAACTCACCCCGTCTGCCGCATTGGCTGGCATTGGGAAAGTCGGAATCCCGCCTTCGGCAAGCCAATCTTTAACCTGTTGAACCTGCTCTTCGTTATTTTTAAGTACGGACATTAAAGATGTGCCGACTTTTGTGTCACTCTTGTTACCGATAACATCTGCTATAACCATATTATTAGCACTATCAGCGATTGGCAGATTAAGCCTATTGTTGATTCCTTTCGTCATTGCAACCAAAGATGTTCCAGCCGTTGTATCGCTTTTTTTACCGATTACATCGGATGAAAATATATCGGAATTTGTGTCTTGCGTTGGAACTACTGGCTGTCCGTATGAACCACTCATATATTTATTTATTAAAGAATAATACTTCTACTTAACTCCGAAAGATACCGTTAGGCCAACTGTCGGGTCGCCATTACCTGTTGGCGTTGTCGTACAAGCGTAAGTAGCCGCTGTCGCAAATGACATCGGGACATCGTAGTCCTCAATAGTGTTCCCCGTAGGCGGAACGTAAATCACATACTTTGGCGTTGTCGTACCGACTATCACCGAACCTGTAGCCAAATCAAAGAGCTGAATAAATACTCCAGCGGCATTACTATTGTACGCATGAAGATGATACAGATTACAGGCTACGGTCTTGCAGGCCTGTGCCGTGTTATCGCCATCGGCATCAAATACGGTATCAAAGCCTGTGACTGTCGCACTTGCACCTATAATTGCAGTGACACTATCGTCCGTGGCGTTTAAGCCTGTCCCTAAAGAATTAAGAAGATTGCCACCGACATCTGCTTGCAATGTACCGCCCTTGCCTTCCGTTCGTGCTGTTGGCGTGGCATTATAGACAGCCCACGGCAAGGTATTTGCCATATTGGCGGCAGGAATAGCCGGAGTGACTGTGCCGCCCATTATACCTGCTTGCCCTGCAATCAGATTGACCTTCGCCCTATCAGATTCATCCCAGTCGTCCATTATTTGTGCCGACGTTTTTATGTCAGCTAGGTTTCCGCCTGATTCTTTAGCTATTGTTGCCGTAGAATCCTGTCTGACATAACCTCCGCCCGCGGCAGCCACCAACGGATCAGTATTTGTCTTGATCGTACCAGCACTTGTAGCTATATTCCCTGTGTCAGCATCTATCGTAGTGAGAATTGCATTGCCGGTAGTTTGAAGTGCCGCAGTCGCTAGTCCAGTTCCTGTCAACGATACACTCTCGATATTCGCATCCATTCTATAAAGAACGCTTGGAGTATCGAAGAGGATGCCAGCCAAAGTTTTAGCCGCACCATCCAGCGTAACCACAAATGACATATAACTCACCGAAGTCCAAGTCACGCCGTTACCTGTAACCGTAGTTGGAGATTTAATTTCGACATCGATTAAATTCCAGCCTGCCGATAATGAGGCGACTAGTGTTGTGTAGGTATTGCAGTGTGAAGCGCTTTGCCCGATAACAAGCGATATGCTCGTGATGTCGGTAGTCGCTGAAACATAAGCCCAGTACCTCAAATGACCATCGTAATAATCGACGAGATTGAGTGCTGGAGATAAAGTTTTCGTAATTGAGCCGGCAACAACAGTTCCCAAACTCTTAGCAAACGAAATCGAGTTAGAACCTTCTTTGTGATTCGTAGATAGAGCGACCGCTGTAACATCAGCCGAGCCAGCCCATCCAGTTATAGATTCGCAGTTTTCAAGTACGAATCTATCTTGCTTGACATACGCATAGGTGCGCCTCCTGTGTTGATCCATAAGTTTTTTAGGTTAGACAATCAGACAGTTATATAATGACCTTATGGCGACTCACCTCGTAAGATGAGCCGCGTAAGACCACTATTTCTTAACCTTTTCTACAGATGGCTTGTCGCCTTCTGTAGGAATTTCTTTCGCCTTGTTTTCAAGTGCCGCGTCTTCAGCTTCGACCGCTTGTAACTCCTTTAAGTTCAAAGGACTGCGAAGTATTGAAACCGTATTCAACATTTGAGTTGCGCCGGCTGTCCCCCTTACGCTTGTTACATTTAAACATTCGAGGAGAAACCCGACCATCTCATTCGTTAGCTCATATTTGAGCAACGGTTTTTGTGCTTTCATGTGTGTTTTATATTAAGAAATAAAAGCCTAATCAACTCTCAAGCAAGTAACAAAAATCTCACAATCTAATGTGCCACCTGCATCCGGTACGATAGAAAGACTGCCGTTTTGAGCAATAGTCCTATTGGCAACTGACGCAATACCAGCAACCATATCATCTTTATCGCCATCCGAAGCGGCAACCGTGATAGCGGAACAGATATCTGTACCTGCTCCCAATGCGCCGTTATTCAATTTCCAAGTTCCACCATCGGCAGAAGTTGAAAGTGAATACGCACCAATTACTTTGAATTTGAATGGAGCATTTGCATTGAAGATGTTTACAGCCGCCGCCTGATTTGTAAGCAAATAACTGACAACAAATGGAACACCATAGGTATTGCCAGTTATGCTATCAAGTTCATTCGCATTAACATTCGTGATTACATTACCTGCGCCATCACAATCAAGAGTCTTGTTCGTGAATACATCCGCCGTAGCTTTGCCGACAAGAGTGTCCGTAGCATCCGGAAAGGTGATCGCCCTGTTATCCGTATGCACGAATGTAAGCGTAGCTATCTTATCTGCGGTTGCGCCTGTATTGCTAAATTTAACAGCTTTCGTAAGCGCACCAGCCGCGCCGATAACAGTTGTCGTGTCGCTCAATGTCTTATTCGTCAATGTGTCAGTTGTAGCCTTGCCTACCAATGTGTCAGTAGCATCTGGGAATGTGATCGCTACGTCATTCGTATGTAAGAATGTCAATGTGGCTATCTTTGTCGCAGTTGCGCCAACAGCACTAACCGCAACCATCTTTGTAGGAGTCACAGAATCACAGAAGGTTACATTACCAGCCCCTTTGCCGTATAATCGGAGTGAGACATTTGCATCATCACCAGTCGCTCTAACAACAGGCGAGCCAGCCGCATCAGCATTTTGGACTTCAACATAATTGATTGGAGTCGCTGATTCAACGAACGCCAAGAACTCATCACCGCCACCATCTGCGATATAACCTGTTGTCACGATCTTTGGTAGGGTAAGCGTCTTGTTCGCAAGAGTAACTGCCTTTGTCTTGAAGACAAATTCATCGGCAACACCAGCGAAATCAGGAATTGTCAAAGCACCTGCTCCAACAGTTTGGGTTGTCGTTGTTACTACGATGTCATTTGTACCGCCTTCAATTCCCCAAGATTGAGTTACGCTACTCGCGACTCCCATTGGAAGAGTAGCAGGATCAACCCAAACTGGATTTGCCGCCGCACCTTGTGCCTTCAAAATATAGCCAGTTGTTCCAGCCGACAAAGCATCCCAAGTAGTAGCGCCCCTGTAGAGTATAGCGCCTTGTGCCTCACCTGCGATTGTAAGATCCGTCACTGTAAATACACCAGCCGCCGACATATCCGCATCGCCACTCACATCAACAAACTCAAGAGCAGTTGCTCCTGTATTGACCTTGACTATTTTATTGGCCGCCGCCGTGTAGTTTGCAGGGACATCCGTAAGCCCCGTAAATGCAGTTGCGCCGGCTGTGCCGACATCGACTTTATCAAAATTACAAGATGTGGTTGAGCCGACATTCTGATAGAGACCACCTGTACCCGCGGCGACATCTGTATCTATATATAGGCAACCCTTGGCATATCCTGAACCAGCGTCAGTCACAGTTACCGTGCCGGTAGCAAATAACACGTTGCTATCTGCATCTTCTTGAAGTACGGTAATAGCCTGACTGTTGATGGTTTTCGGATATCCAATAAAGTGAACCGCCTTCATAACGCTTTTGGTGCGTTTTCCTGTTCGATTAGGCATCTTAATTGGAATTAAAAAATAGAATTATGAAACAAATTTCTTCTTCTTGAAAACCTTTAAAATCTCTGCGTCCTCAATGACTTCCCCTTTCATGTACTCTTTACCGTCGTGCCAAACATGAAATAGCATTGTGTTCTTTGTGGTTGGTTTTTCAGCCTTTATTTTACGAAGGTCTGTTAGCCTCATTGATTTGTGTGGAGTTGGATCTGATATGATTCTCATAGAAAAAGGTTAGTGTGTTTTTAAATAAACTAGGCGATACAAGCGTAGATAAGATATGCACATTTTACATCGAGTAAAACCATGTCATACTTATCTGAACATTGTATGTAGTCAGATTTTCTTTGTACTGATTCCAAACCACCTTGAGCGGCTGGGATATATTCAACCATTCTGCCAGCTTTCTGTCTGTATGTAGCGGCAAGAGTCCTTGACTTCAATTTTGGTTGACCTTCGATGAAAGCAACGATACAAACTTTTGACCAGATGTCTGTCAATGTATCTGTGCCTCCAGTATTGCTGTTGTTGTATTGAGCCTCACCAACAACCAAATTCTGTAATCCGAATATGCGAGCCAAGTTACCTTGAAGCATATCTTTTGTTACAGCAGGTGCGCCCGGAAACAAAGCGATGATATCAGGATGGTAGCAAAGAGTCTGCAAAGCATCCCAAGAGATTATCATCGTGTTTGGTTTCTTTCCGCTTCCTGATCTAACTGTTGTGATAGCAGTCTTGATGTTCGAAATAGGATCGGAATTGTCGTAGTCACTCCATTGATTCGTACCTGATAGAGTTGTGTTCTGTGTGATTGTACCTGTCGATGTGATTACATCAGCAAGAGCCTTCTCTTTGTCAACCAACATTCTGTCAGTTAGAGCTTCTGTAACATCAACACGAGCATCAATTGGGTCTTCTTGGTTGTCATAAACTTCTTCAGGTATGAACTCACCAAGTACATGGTCTTCCAAAGAATAGTGGTCAGCAGATGATACAGTTGTTTCAACTACATTTGGTTTGCCACCAACTGCTCTGTAAGTATTGACGATTCTCAAATTCTCCATTCCATAGGAGTAGATTTTGCCGGAATCTTTAACGACCTGAACATTTGGAGCAATTATTTCGTTAACATAATTCTCGTTCTTGTATGCAAGTGATACCTTGGTTAGCGGTACGCTTGTATATACAGTAGATTTTTGCATAAAAAATTGTATAGGTTAGAAAATAGATTAAAACGCTGAATACTTGACTGTTGGGTTGATGATTCTTACTTCGCCGTATTCAGTTGCAGATACGGTGTCCTCTGCAATAGCGCAAACCTTGTCGCCTGCCGTTGTGGTAGTGATAAGAACGCCTGCTGTGGATGGAGTAAGTTTATCTCCTCTAGTCCAACCTCCTGACCCTGCGAGTGCTAATGTGTAGCCTGATGTTTTGACTGTTACAGCTTCGCCTGCGGCGGCTGTAGCGACTTGCGTGAAACCAACAACCTCATCGGTTGCTGCGGTTGCAACAACGACATAATTATTCCCAGTGTCGTTTTTAACCGGAAGATATTGACCTAGCGTCGAGGCAGTTGCTCTGAATGAAGCCTCTGGTGTTTGATGTACAGCTCCTGAACTCATAAAAGTTTAGGTTATGAAATAAAAATTATTGATTCTTGCTTGCTCTGACTTTCTTGTAGGCATCCTTGTAAGAGATTTTTTCAACCTCTGCTAACTTGGTAGCCTCAACATCGATTTGTTCTTCCTCGGAAAGCTCGACATCAGCACTTTTGCCGTGTCCTAATTCTGAAACATCTTCCTCTGAAAGAACTGTTGCAACTCCGATCAACTCTTTGAACTGACCATACTGTTCGTCTGAAAGAGTCTTCACGAAAGCCTCAACTTTCTCGACATTCGTTTTCGAGATTCCGACTTTGCCAACTTCGCCGAGAGTTACCTCTGCAACGCGTTCTGCCAATTGCTTTGTAGCTTTCTCTGCTTTCAATTCAGCGAGTTCCTTGCTAGTTTCAGCAAGTTTTAACTCTGCCGCTTGAACTGCATCAGGTGCTACTTCTTTCTCCTCAACTTTTTCTTCGACTTTCTCCTCTGGTTTTGCTTCGACCTTCTCCTCGACCTTAGCAACGCCATCTTTTGCTTCTACTTGCTCATCCTCTGATAATTCAGCGAACATAGCTTTCAAAGTTGTAACATCTTCTGTTGTTACCTTCTCTTTTGCGAGAAGACTGTCAGCATAAATACGGTATGCTTTCATACTTGAATTGTTAGGAAATAATAAAGTGTCTGGTTGATAATCTTTTAATGGCGCGTCTTCACTCAAGAAAGCCGGTTGCATCCCTTTGATGAACCGGTCTGTTGGTAGCGCAATCCCTCTCAATACATTCTTAATCGTACATTTCTTGCCATCTTTTACAGTTTCAAAAGGTGAGTATTCAACGCTAAAATACTTGAAGACTTTTTGCGTCAACATCTCTTTTGCCTTCTCGGAATAATCTTTAAACTGTGCAAATAAAGACTTGCCTTCAACAGCAAGTTCTTTCACCCAAGCGTAAGCACCCTTCTCCGGCTCGTGTCCTACATCAATTCCAATCTCCACGCCAAGAACATTAGCGTCGAAATTGTCTTTGAGTTCCTGCAATAGTTTCGGAGTAATCTCAAACTTGCCATAACGCCTGTCGTAATAAGTTCCGCATTTGAGGATCTCATACTTATGGCTATCCAAATCAATCTTATCCTCGGCTAGAGTTATTGATGAAAGCACCCTTATAAGATTTTCACTGACCATTTTGTTTTTGATTTTAGCAAATAGAGACCCGGAATTATTCCGAGCCTCTAAGAGCTTCTTGGTCGAGTGTGTTTAACTTATTGATTTTTTTGCATCGACTACACTTCACTTCTATTATGCTCTTTTTTGCCAAAAAGCACAAGCACAAAAGTTTACCACACTTACACCGGAACTCACTCAACGATTGTCGTGTTGTTAATAACCCATCGTGCAAAGTAGTGAATTGTTAAAGGCATTACGAACATCGCACCGATGATAGTCAAAGACGCTAGCAGATTGATTAAAGAGAACAGTGCCGTCCACAAGAACAAGTGCCAGTAGTTACCGTTATACTGTAACTTGGCTACGCGAGGGGCTTTGACTTCGCGCGATTGGTGGTTTTGTGCCTCCATTTTTTTGGTGTTAAGGATGAAATCTGTACTAATATATCCGAATAAGGAACTGATACACGACACGACTTCCCTTCGCCTATATCCGCATCACACATCACATGAAGTACATCCGTATGCTGTTGCCTGCCGTTCATTATCTTGAGTTCCTTCTTGTAGAATTTATGGAACTTCGACTGGTCACTATTGCCACACTCGCAAACGAAAATCTTGCCTCCCTTGGTCTTCTCACCTGTCGTCATATTCTCAATGTCAGGAATTATAATCTTAATCCCTACGCACTTCGGAATGAGCATATTGTATTGAGTTTCTTTAGTCATGTGTGTTTTTTTTATTTTAAATTTTACCGTCATCAATTGCTTGTTGCGCTCTGCTATCCTTTGTAATCTGTGGAGATTTAAGAGGCGCGGCAGAGTTCTGCTGTGGTACATCGCCAACCGTATCAAAGTGCGCTTGTATCGAACTTGGGATGCCTTTAATCGCTGGCAGATTAGCATCCGTCTTGAGTATCGTTACCCACTCGCCTCGGCAATTGTCGTGAACCATAGACATATTCGCAAACGGATCATTCTTGTCTATTATCCTACCGTCAAGGCTCAAGCACATATCGCAAGTCTTCTCATCTAAAATCTCACTTCTCTGCAACGCATAAATCTCTCCATCAAAATAACCAATTGAGATACTCCTTCCGGTATTATAAGCATCCCCGATTAGGCTTCCGGCTATATGGCTATTTGCAACCGATACCGCCGAATCGAACACATCTTTCGCCGCGTCTATTGCCACAATCGCACCGACTCCGGTCGTAAGGCTTGAGGCTATGCTCGATTTCACCGCCTGTGTTGCGGCTACGCTTCTCTCATCGACATAAGTATCAACCTTTAATTTTACAATCTCTTGCTCAAGAGGTGATGGTGCTGGCGCTAACTGGTCAATCTCACCTGCGAGTTGTTCTTTGCCGAAAGCAATTGCGGCTGTGGCTTCGGTCAGGAGTTCCTGTCGTAATTCCGTAGCAATCGTATCAGTGATATTGCGTACAGCCTGCAAATTGCCTCCATTAACTGCAACCTCAATCTGTCTAAATAGCGCTTCCTTCTGTTGAGCCGTGTACTTATCTAGAATGTTTCGTACTTTTTGATCGTGTGTATTCCAAAATTCCTCTTGTTCTGCGAATGCCACTCTCAACTCGCAATCTGTTAACGGTCTGCTGTTCTTGTAATTTGAGCTTTTTTTTTCTGCCATCTTCTTTTTCTCGGTATTGACATCAGCAACCGGAGGTACTCTGCCAACCTTCTTGTTTAATCCCTCAACAATCGCATCAATGTTAGCCTCTGGCAATAACGGGAACGCTGAATTGATAACCGCCTTCGCGTTTTCTATTGGCAATCTACCCTGCAAGATGAAGTCAATTATTGTCAATAATCCTTGTACTTGCGCACCATTCAATGCGCTCGCCTGTACATCTGCACCATTCGCAATCTCTTGAGATGCACTTGGCTTATTATCTGGTATTTCCTTCTCTCCTTCTTTTGGCTTCTCGATTACGGATGGCTCAACTACATCCGTCGCTAGGTCTTCTTCTGTAAGTTTCGGTAGTCTGAACTGGTCATGCGTCCATATCTTCATTTTGTCGTTATTCACTACCAAGCCTGTATTGATTAGCTTCTCAAGTGCCGCCGACATCTCGGTATAATCTATTTGACCAACATCGCTAAACAAGAACTTCGGATAATGCTTTTGTTCACCATAGTTCCTATCGATTAAATCCTTAATCATCTGCTGATTGATAACGCTTGCGATATACTTCGCCTTTGCGCGTAATGAAAGCGTAAAGAAGTCCGTCTGGTCAACACTCAACGCGTATGAACCGCTTGTTTGTGAACCGAGGTCTATGAATTGCGCGAGTACATTCGTGGCAATCATTCTATTGTGATGGCTCACCTGCTCTGCCATCGTACTACCCTTGCCGTCATTCCCGACCTGCAAGAACTCGAACTGCCATTCTGTATTAGGTGCGATTATGTAAGATTTCTCATTAAGCGTAAACTGTTGAGCCATCGTTTCAGCGTCATCCATGTCAACTTCCTTGTGTCCGACCGGAGGCTTAACCACTAACACACCAGCACCACGCTCTGATTTTATTGCATCAATCTTGTACAGCTGATCCTTGTAAGTCCAATGCTTATAAGCCGAGCGCAAAATAGACATACCGTCATAGTTGTCACCCTGCTGATTATTCACGAACAAAACCAACTTCTCCATTGGAATTTCAGGCGATGCTGTCTTGACTGGTACGCCATTGTATTCACTTGCCGGAAGGTATTGCGTAACTCCTCTTGTTGTCTTGTCGCTATCCATCTCCCATTTCGCGTGCGCTGTAGGTACGCGTGAAGCCAGCTTGTCGAAGACTATCTTGCCATCCCTATAACCGTAAATCTTTTCAAAATAATAAAATCCATACGGCAAATAATCAAGCGCCTCGCTTGTAAAAGCATCATTATCAAGATACTCGAAAAGACACTCTCGGATAAATGCAGTCATACCTTTCGAGTCCGCCGCGTCATCTTCCGGTGGTACGATATTCCTTTCGGTTGCTAATATCGGATATTTAATCGCGTCAACCGTGGCGCGTATCATAGCATCTGTTCGCAACATCTCGTCATAAATAATTACACCTCTCGAATTATTGAAATCAGTATTGAAATCCTGCGCTATATAACCGCCATAAATCTTTGTTCCTGACGCACCTATCTCCTCACCGACTTTGATTCGTACTGTCTTCTCTGCAAATAATCTCTTGATGTTCTGAAGTAATCCCATATCTTTTGTTTTTAAAATTTTTTGTTTCTGATATTGCCGAAGATAGTCGCCTGCCTTTCGGTATTTAAGCGCCTATTTGAACCGGACTCATCGAGCATCTGCATAGCATAAAAAAACGCATCAGCCGTGTCGTCATGCTCACCGTTCGGGAATGTAATAAGTTCGTCATAGAGCGTCTGATGTGATGGTAGAAATTTGACCTTACCTGCTTCGACTAACGGCTCAACATAACTCGACCTTGTAATCTTGTCCTTGCTTCTCGGATTCAACTCTAGCAATCTCATCTCTCCGCTTGCGCGTGACATATCGTATAACGCGCGCTGATTCATTACGCACTCAATTCCACATAAGCTCGGATTCCATCTATCGTATACCTCTTTGATTATACTTGTTTGCTTATCAATCGTCAATCGAATCGCCAAAGATTCAAGCACATATCGGAGTTGCGTTCTCGTGTCTAATCCCATTACGCAAATACCCATAGCGTCAGCGGAAGCTCGCTCTGAAGCGTTCGGGTCAACAGCCATAACAACTCTGAACCATTGTTGCCAGTTCGCCGGTAGTTGGCTTTGTTCGTAATAATTCTTCTCAATCCATTCGCGCTTATATCTTGAAGTCGCATCATCAATCGGATTATTCATGTACTCTTGATTAAACTTCGCCGTGCCTATCGCCTCGCGCTCTGCGATTAGCTTCTCTCTTGTAAACTTGCCTTTCCATAACGGCTCATCGACTAGAATATCACCACCGTTTTTTGTTGCGGTCTTGAATATACCTCCGAACTTTTTATAAAATTTAAGCACTTCAACCTCTGGGTGTATCACCGTGCCAATCCATTTCACGAATCCTTTCTCGAAATCCCTTGAAGGATAGATAACGCCATAAAACCAGTTGTGCAATTTCTCTCGGCGGTCAGGACTTCTTACTTGATCGTCTTCTTCTATATCGTCAAGAATAATTTTAGAAGGTCTTTTGTTTTTGATGTTCACGCCTCTACCCTTGCACGCACCACGAGCCACGACATTCACGCCGTTGTTAGTTTCAAAATGTGTATTAGTCCATTTCCTACTCTCGGAATTAGTAGCCGGAACGAGGTCGCCATATACACTACGAAGCAACTCGTTATTCTCCAGCTCCATCTTAATTGACTCAAAATGCTTCTGTGCATCTCCGAGTGTATTGCCGACATAAAGTATAACAGGCTCAAGCGAGTACACGATGTCGTGGATTGTATCAATCTTCTCCCAAGTCGTTTTACCGTGCGCTCTGGGAAAGATAATTGCGCTATCCTTGCGCCTGCCAAGCTCCTCTGTAAGTTCACTATGACATTCCTCTGTGAATCCTTGAAGTATATGCGGAAAGAAATACATACCGAAAAGAGGCAACATCTGTTTCGGTTTTAGCGTAGAAAGAACCCATGCCTTTTGCTCAAGCTCTGGTATTTTCTTGAGGTCTTCAAGCCACTGGTTGAATTGAATCATCTGTGTATTTTTTGGCGAGTTTGATAGCAATCTCCGAATAAAGAATAGGCTTCCCTTCCTCACCGCCGTCAAGTCCTATGCTCTGCCTAGCCTTTCCGAAGATTTGTTCAAGCACAAACTTCAAGAGATCCGATTTATCAAGAGATTGGTCTTTAGCGGCTTGCACAAGTTTATTCACTTCTTCCTGCGAAACATAGTCAATAAACCTAACCTTGCTCAAACTTCCTTTCGGTCTTCCAGCACCTTCCCTAATGCCTCCGCGTCTTTCCTTGACTTGTTTTGATTTTATTTGATTTTTTTTCAAAATAGCCATAGTGTTTTTATTTCATGCTTAATTGTAAATCATCTCGCCACGATTAGCAAGTTTGTAACTCTCGCGCCCTGTGAGGATAGAGAGGACGGAAACGAAGTAATGTTATCTAGTTATGGCTTAAGTAAGCCTTCAAGCGGTTCTACCCTTGTTTGTAAATACATTATCTTGTTGGCGTTATAATGTTTGTGACACATAGTTGGCAAGTTGGTGTCACAGACTCGACGGTTATTCCAACGGTGATTCCAAAGTTAAAACGGTGAAAGTAAATAAAGACTTTACTTTTGGTTTTGTATGGTCTATACTCCTGTCGTACATCCAATTTAGTTTTACTTTACCTAACCTATGGAATCAACCCTTCCGACACGCACAGAAATACTCACGGCTCTTACTTTCTATTACGAGCAAGGAGATTTGTCGTTTATAGAAACGGTAAATAACATTAGTTATGGATATAAAGTAGAAATGAAAAGGAACTATACTAAACCTAACCAAACCAACAATGACCAACGAGAATAGAAAAAGACCTTCCTTCCAATTTTATCCAAGTGATTGGCTCGCAGATCCGAATGTTATAGCCATGACGGCAACTCAACGCGGAGGATATATACAACTACTCGCGACAATGTGGACAACAGCAGAATGTGAATTGTGGAATGACGACGCTTATTTGTCGAAAATATCAGGATTAACAGATATAGAATTAGGATTGGTAAAACGATGCTTTGTTAAAAGTCCTATACAAGCCGAAAACATAACTCATAAACGATTGATATACGAGCGACATAAACAAGATAACTTCAAAGATAACTGCTCACGCGCCGGAAAGCAGGGTGGAGGCAACCCAGCCTTTAAAAAAGGTAAGCCGAACCCATACTATTCGGCTCTGGTAGCGGGGAAAGATAAACATAAAGGTATGGATAAAGGAGAGGATAAAGGTAACATAAACTCTTCTTCTCCTTCTTCTTCTCCTTCTTCTTCTCCTTCTTCTAAATCTCTTAAGAAAGAGATACACTTAGGCGTTTATGAATACTGGAATTCTAAAGAAATAATTAAACACAAACAATTCACGGATGGTATGGATAAGGCTATTGGCAAGGCGTTAAAGACCTATACAGATACTGACTTAAAGACAGCCATAGACAAATACGCGCTGGTTTTATCTAGTGATTTGTATTTCTGGACTCATAAGTGGACTCTTGAAGATTTCCTCAAGCGTGGGCTTACGCGCTTTGTGGATTCACCCATTGAAAGTTTTTTAAAAATCAAAGACGACAACGGACAACCGAAGCATGAGATATGGAAGCAAGAAGGTTACTATGACGACTAATTTTTAACCATAAAAATATGATAATCGGAAAATGTTTCAAAACATCAGAGGAGAATGGAGCGCGTATATATTCCAGCCTTATGGATGAGAATAATGGGTTTGAACATCCAAGGGATTTTCTTTTAAAGACAATTGTTAAAGGCTTGGGATTGCGCCAGATAGAATTTACAGATGGTGTTGTTGAAGAAAGTTTTTGTATAACTTGTAATGGCAAACTTGGATATGAGAAATTTATGCTTGGTGATTATGGCGAAATAGAGGCGTTGAGAAGTGAATGTAAGCCTTGCCGTGATAAGGCTTTACTTGACTGCGAAGCAATAAAAAAAGAACAGGAGTATATTGTCAAACAGTGCAAGTGCAGTGGAAGACAGAATAAGAAGATTAAACACACCGGAATCGAAGTGGGTTGGTCTGACATACTAGATGGATTTGAATTTCAAAAACAGTTTCTTGATTATGCCGAAAGGATATTGGATGGCAAAGAGGAGCTGGGTGCTTATGTTTTCGGTGGGTCTGGCACTGGAAAAACATTCCTTGCGAAGTTATTGAATAACGAACTTGTAGAATCAATGCGCGATGTTGTGTTTTTCAAAGCTGTTGACTTGGCGATGGTATTACGCACAGTCTCAATGGCAAACCGAAGGGATGAGGATGTCATGGGAAAAATTATAAACGACTTACGCTCGGTAGATGTATTGATTGTTGATGATTTGGGTACACAGAAAAACACGGATTTTGTGAAAGAGATTATGTTCTCAATATTCGATACGAGATACGACAACAGGAAGAAAACAGTTATCACGACAAACCTAACGGCTGATGACATAGGAGATGATCGGTTGGCTTCAAGATTCGCGGATGCTGGATGGATGAGGAAGTTTAATTTCAAAAAACACGACTTAAGACAATTAAAATTTAATCAAAAAAATCTATGAAAAAAACAATCAACACAGATAAAAGATCAGATGATGCAATTTTTATATTCGACTACATGATGAGTAAATTCCAAGCGTTCTATAAAACAAGTGATGTCAAATATGGTACGCTTGACTATTTTTATATCGAGGAAAAATTCACGGTAATGGCAAGAATGATTAAAGAAAAATTCAATGGAGATTTTGACAACTTCACAGGAGCGATTCTTAATGCGCTTGCTTCAGGAAAATATGACGACAAGGATTTATCTGCTTAAATCATAACCAATACAAAAATGGAATCAATCGAAATCTGCCAATGTTGCGGTCACAAGACTACAATCTACAAGCATACGCTCAACGCCTCGATGGTATCGGCTCTCGCCAAGCTGGTGGAATTTTACGAGAAGAACAAGGCAAGAGCCAATCTTCAAAAGGATTTGGCACTTACGAAAAACCAGTACAATAACTTTCAGAAATTGCAGTATTGGGGATTGGTACACAGGAATAATCTCGGATGGTTGCCGACTTGGAAGGCGATGGATTTTATACATTTCGGAGTATCGGTGGTTAGCAGGGTTGCCACAAAAGAGTCCGAGCCGTTACCGTTTGACCATCCAGTCTGGCAAGGCAAGATCCCACCGATGAAATTTGCATCAGAGTTCTTTCCGGAAAAGTACAAACAGCGAGAGGAGTATCAAGAAGAGAAAGGATTCGCACCATCTTTATTCGACTAAAACATGGCAAAAGTAAACCTTAAAAAATGGCATGAGATAGTTTGTTCAAGAGCCGGATGGCATTGTGAGCACTGCGGAAGATGGGGAGATAAGCAGACTCTATGCGGACACCATTTCCCGCACTCTCGCGGTTCAAGAATTGATCTTGCGCTAGATGTTAATAACGGGGTCGCATTATGCAGTGATTGCCACACGAAAATCCACATGGGTTTAATCAAATTAAAATGACAAAACAAATCCGAAAGATATTTTACGGAAAAGTGGCAAGCAACAAACTCGAGCTTGAGAACAAAGAGGGCTTCAAGTTTTGGTTACTAGGCTTGGAAGGTAGAGAAGTCGAGCTGACTGTCGGCGAAAAGCAACTCCGACATTATGACGCAAGAAGTTTGCAACAAAACAAATACTACTGGGGCGTGATGATTCCGATACTAGGTAACTATTTCGGCATGACACATAACGAAACGCATGAGGCTCTCAAATGGCATTTTTTGAGGAAGGAAGACAAGAAGATTCCAACTATCCGAAGCACCACGGATTTATCAACAGTCGAGTTCGAGGAGTACATGAAACAGGTTAGAGTATGGGCTTCCGAGGAGTTTGGCACTTACATTCCGCAACCTAATGAACCATATGAATACTAAACCACAATACAATTCAAGAGGTCTGAGAAATGATTTTCGCTTTACAATCCCAAAAAGAAGGTATATTATACAGGTACATTCAGGCTGTTAAGCCGTAATGAATACTAACACTAACCAAAAAAAGACATGAAAAACATTTCAGAAAAATCAAACACAATCGGAGTCACGCTGTTGCTTATCGCAATCGGCTTGTTCCTTTTTGTTTCAATGACTGACGCGCATACAATCGCAGACTTTCGTTAATGGCGGTATTGTTATACGAGGTGGTGCATTACTCGCATTTCACTCCAAAACCTCTGTAATGCGCTAAAAACAACTAAAACTTAAACAATTACGGTCATGACAACCACAAAAAAACAATTCAAAGCATTTACAGGCGAAGATCCTGAAGATGTTTTGGGCGGAGATTGGAGGCAAGAGTGCGACGCTTTCGATGATGGCGATGACAAGAAGTGTCCGGAGTGTGGCTCGCATGAAACTTGGATTGATACCGAATCAGATGAGGATGAAAATGGAACTGTTGTCGAGGGTAGAGAGTTCTTCACCTGTGCGGATTGCGGATATAGTTATGAATTGAAATTTTAAAACAAACCAAAATGAATAAAAAAAGTATAATCGAACTTGCAAAACAGCAGTCGCGAATGTTAGAGATTTTCTCTAACGGCGAGATATATATCGATATTTCATCAGTCGGATTAAAGCTAGTCGCTCCTGATAATATGAGAGAAGGTTTATCGCTTTTAACAGGGATGGTAAACGGAGAAAAAAGGAGTACGCCATGTAGGATTTTTACAAAAAAGATAAATAAATTCTTCGAGCTTTGTCACTTGAATATAGTCGCGAAATTTGCCGTAGATGAGAAAATAGAATTTAGCGGTTCGGCTACCGATAAGAATAAATTATTACAGTTTTTCAAAATTATAGGAGGATATGACATTAAAGATAAAGATTTATTTTAAATAACAAAAATAAATATGTTTCAAATCACACGACACATTGAGAGAAAAATAGATGAGAGGATGGTAAAATATCCATTCACGACTTACGACATAATCTTTTTAAAGCCTAATGAATCGAAACCAAACTGGTGCGCTTTGACTGATTATCTCAAGAGGATGTTTACAATGCCGATACCAATGCACGGCGATATGCCAAGCGCGACAAGAGAATTAGTTGTTGATGTAGCCGAGGAGTTTACCGATAAAGCATTCTGTAAAATGGTACAGGATTCACAAGCAACCGGACTCGGCTCTAATCAGCACCCGACATTACAGAAATATGCTATGGAAATGAACCCGAAAATAATCGGTATTGAAGTACCGGTATATGATGAAAAATGGCTTGGCTTTATGGATTTATTAGAGTATGATAGAGCCACGGATAAGATAAAAATAATCGACTACAAACCAAATGCAAGTCGAGATAGAAAAGCACCGGCTCAAACTCTACGCTACAAGGCGCTGTTCTGTAAGTGTGCGCAGGTGAGTCCGAAGGATGTTGAAGCGTTCTATGGTGACGATCAGAATTTCTACAAAATAATTTAACCAATACAAACATGACAACCAAAGAGTTGCCGTTACCGTTCGATGACAAGCCAACGGTAGCACCAGTCAAACAGGCAGAGCCAGTCAAGAAGGTAACAACAGCAGTACCGCTAAAACAGGCAATCGCACCTGTAAAACAAAAGGTAGTAATCGTACAGCCCACAGTCCGAGATTTGATTGAAGGCGAATCTTTCAAAGCTCAAATCGCAAAGACCTTGCCGAAGCATCTTACACCGGATAGATTTATCCGAATCGCAATTACAGCGTTACAGAAGACTCCGGCGCTCGGTCAATGCAAGCAGGCTTCTCTATTCAATGCACTTCTTAATTTGAGTCAATTAGGATTAGAGCCGGATGGAAGGAACGCTCATTTAATTCCGTATAAAGACCAAGTGCAGTTGATAGTAGATTATAAAGGCTTGGTGGAATTAGTTATGCGCTCTGGGAGTGTAAGCAACATCCATGCCGACATAATCTGTAACGAGGATGAGTTTGAGTACGACAAAGGAGAAATCAAAAAGCATAAAATCAACTTCAAAAAGCCACGAGGCAAGATGTATGCGGTTTATGCGATAGTAAGATTCAAAGATGGAAGCGAAAAAGCCGAGGTGATGACTGAAGATGAAGTGGTTAAAGTCAGAGCAAGGTCGAAGGCGGCAGGCTCAAGTTACTCACCTTGGAATACCGACTTTAACGAAATGGCAAAGAAGACTGTCTTCCGAAGGTTGAGCAAGTGGCTTTCGATAAGCTCGGAATATAGAGATGCACTTACGCTTGATGATGATAGGTTTGAAGACATCGAAAAGCCGGAAGTCAAAGAAGTGCCAACAAAAGATTTTGCAGACCTCGCCGTAGATCCTAACTTTTAATCTATATGACAGAAGAAGAATTGGAAGAAAAAATTGAATACCTTGAGAAGGAAATTGAAAAAGCAGGTGGCGAGATTGCAGAGAAGGATGAGAAGATTGAAGAATTAACAACCGAAAAACAGGATTTAATCGGAGCACTCGCCGAGATTCAAAGGATTACAACAAAATATTACTAACACCAAAAACATGACGCTAACACCAGAGCAATTACAGGCAATCGAGCAGGATAAAACCAAGCTCGTAGCCAAGACGGACACACTCAATGAAGTAAAGAACAAGACACAACTGCAAGAAGGAGCAGAGTGGTTATGCTTTGCGCACGATAGAGTTAAAAGAATCCAGCTACTCCAAGCCGAAAAAACCGCCCCTCTCAAGGAAGGACTGAAAGGAATAAATGATATGTTCAAAGAATTGATTAAGCCTTACGAAGAATCCAAAGCCAAGATGAAGGAGTTGATTAAAGGCTACATGGTTTTGCGAAGACAACAGGCAGTCAAGAAGTATCGAAGGCTCAAGGAAGAAGACCCGCTTGCGATTGTCGAGATGCCTGATCCTGTAGTGCAGACAACTCTCGGTAATGTTCATGTAAGAAGAACAAAACGAATGCAGGTTGATACCGAGAAACTACCAAATGAATTTTGGAAACTCGAAGTTGATGCCGAGAAGATTCAGGAAGCCATCAAGTCCGGTAACAGACCGGAAGGAGTCGAGATAATTGAAGACATTGATATTGTACCTCTTAACCATACAGCAATAAAAAATGAAAAATAACATTGGAGATTTTGGATTAGCCTGTGCGCTCTTGGCACTCGGCTACAAATTGATAGCAGTTGAAGGAGAAGGTAGGCACAAGACATTTACTTTCGATGTCGAATTTCAGCAAGAACTTTTTCTCTCGGACATCGACAAGTATTATTCACACGATTTGAAAGTAGATCCGAATGAGTATTACATCAGGATGAGAGAACTGAAAACAAGAATGTATAACTAATTTTTTAATTTAAACACACAATGGAAAAGAAAACATGGTTACAGAGCGACAGTATTATCAAACGCTCACTCGCAGTATTCGGATTGTGGTGGCTCGGCTACTTGATGATTATAGCCGTGTTCTTTATCTTCGCTTTTGCCTTCGGTCTATTGAGCGCATTGGCGACATCGATTCAATAAAAAGCCTTAAGATATAAAAACAAAAATCACTAACAATCCAAAAAGAATGGAAAACAAATTCAAAAAGCCGGCAGTAGTAGCAACAATCTGCGTATTCGCATTTCTCGCGATTATGGGCGTGATAATGACGACAGCTCGTACTTACGCGGTAGACGCTTCAAAATGCGCTAGTGGCGATGAAACAGCGTGTTACAGCGAAGCTACAATAAGACTTCAGGGCGCATACAACGATAATGAAATGCTGTTGATTATGGCTCAAACTACTTATGAACAAGCGCAGTTTACTTTTGATGAGAATAAATCAAACCTAGCTTGGAGTAAATACAAGGACTTGAAAGACGGCGGTTATCCTGATGCTGACAGGCTTAATGAACTCGGAACGAAAGCAGGGATAGTTTTTTAGATGAACCTGTAAGTTCTAAAACTGCACAAAACTATACAGAGCCGACTGAAACTATACAGACCTGCTACAAGAAAGATGTCGATGAAGACCAGAACCAGTATGTGAGATACGCCTCCTTGATAAGTAGCAACGATATAGACTTCCTCTCAACTCTCGAAGCCGAGAACGGGCTATGGACTCCAGATAGGCAGAGTGAAGTATATTCGAATGGAGTGCGTGAACAGAGTTATGGGTTCTGCCAAACCAATGCCGTCTTCCACTCCGACATTGTGTATGATGATAGATTCTTCACGGATCCCGAATGGCAACTCGACCAGTGTTGGAGTATGTATCAGGGGGGCGTTGCTTTCTACGGGTATAACAACAGGTGGAAAGTCAAAGATAGATTCGTATGTCCTAACTAAAATATATGCAGAAAATACAAATCGAAGATATGGGATGTATGGGAATGCTGTTATTCCTTATGATTGTCGGCTTATATAGCATCGCCAGCGCCATACAATCAGTCGCGCATTCTATCGATCAGTTACAAACTTTAATTAAATAATATGAATAAACAATTAAGCCAATGCTGTAGCACGCCCGTTAAGACGGTGGGGAGTGGGGACTTCCACGAAAAGGATAGGGTCTGTACAATGCACTATGAATGCAATGAATGTGGACAGCCTTGTAATATTGTTACCAGTGCGAAATTAAGACTTCCTACCGATCCGATACGCATTACCGATAAGGATTCAAAATGGCTAGAGAAGAAACTTAAGAAGAATGACAAGCGAACAAGGCTTACGAAACAAGAAAAGGAATTGCTTGAAGGGTCGAAGGAATTTGACAAGACGCTTATGGTAGACGGCGCTAAATGTGAACGGTGGCGTAGGAAATTTATACTTGGAACGCAAACTTTGCCGAATGGTATGTATGCGCAAAAGAAACTCGCAACACCAGAAGACAAGTACGGACTAGGCGACTTGTACGACAAGGCGTTTGCGAATGGAGAGAAGGCTGGCAAATCCGACACGATTAAGCGTATACAGGAGGAATTGGATGCAGTACACGCAATGGCTACAAGATATAGCGAATTAGACGAACAGGCTTTCCATGCAGCATTAACGACAATAAATCACCTCAATCAATTTCTTAAAACCTTACAAGATGAAACTTCTGAATTACATACTTTGTAAAATCTTCTTCCATAAACTGGAAGTCGTAAAAACTTATTACGGTGGAATATCCCAAAAGGTTTATTGCTTAAGATGTAAAAGATATTTTGGAATAAATCATAGTATCAGATGTTTCATTCCGTGGGATAGCGAATTAGAACAAACAATGAGTTTTATAGGAGCTACACCAACTAACCAAAAATTAAACATGAAAAACTGGAAAGAACAATTAACGGATATATTACAGTGCTCTACACCATCGAGTGATATAGACGATGTTGAAAAACTAATCTCCCAAGTCGAAGAAGAAGCGGAGAAGAGGGGATATGAGAAGGGAGAAAATGACGCTTATGCAAAGATAGCTATGGGAGAAATTTAAACCTGTAATTTAACAAAATAATATGACTGACTCAATCAACAACTCGAATGGCGTGTCCTCCAGCTATGGCGTGTCCTCCAGCGATGGCGTGTCCTACAGCGATGGCGTGTCCTACAGCGATGGCGTGTACTCCAGCGATGGCGTGTCCTACAGCTATGGCGTGTCCTACAGCGATGGCGTGTACTCCAGCGATGGCGTGTACTCCAGCGATGGCGTGTCCTACAGCGATGGCGTGTCCTACAGCTATGGCGTGAAAGAATCTAAAGGAGTTTACAGGGCTATTTTTGCCCCAAAAAAAGAAGGTAAGCCGACTATATTCGGTGTTGAAGTTTCGGGAGATAGATTTGACGAAGTCTTAAGTAGTATCCATAAAAAACAAGGTGGCTGGAAGCCAAGAGCCAATAATGCTTTCGAGTTATATCTTAAGGCTGGCTCGGAATGGAGTAAGGTTGACGCGAGTGACATAAAAAAGAAACAGAATATCTGGGAAGGTATGCCACAAGAATTGATAGATTACATTAGAAGCCTACCCGAGTTTAATGCCGAATTATTTGAATGGCACACGGGAATTAAGGCGAACAACGAGAACGCAACTCGCAAGGCTGAAATTCTAAAGAAGATAGCCGAACTCAAAGCAGAAGCAGATAAACTTATTTCTTAATTAAAATCGTATGGATGAAGTCAAACAGTATGACACGCAGTCGCCATTCGGATTCGGGATTGCACTCGGAGCACTCCAAGATGGCAAGTCGGTTTCCAGAATCGGCTGGAATGGAAAGGGTCAAAAATTGACACTCCAAGTACCAGACGAAAATTCCAAGATGACACTCCCGTACATCTACATCACTACTGTTGATGGCAAGAATGTACCTTGGTTGGCGAGCCAAACGGATTTATTGACTTATGATTGGACGTTGGTAGAGTAGCTCTTTCACAATTTGACGCTCGATTTGCGGGGCTACTCTCCACAAGTTGCGCGTTCGAGGCTGGACAATCCAAGGCGGAAACGCAACGGTAAAACCAGCCAAGATAGAGGGGAGGGGCGAAAGCCCTGTGCGGCGACCTGCTAGCAAGGATTACCCGTTACCCTCTATCGGTACTTGAAATCTTGTACTGAGCGGATAATGGTGTTAGATAAAGTAACTTCTATCACGGGTACCTATCCGCTCGCTACAAGGATTCAAATATAACTTAACAAAAAAGACAGTATGACCCACGATGTTCAAAGGACAATCGAAGCAATAATGCAATGCCGAGCCGAAAAAAAAGGTGCTGGTAGTATTGTATGCCCTAAATGCAAAGGGGTACTTAATTACACATGTGCGATAGGGTATAACGACCATACGGACGGGAAATGCCAGACAGAAGGATGTTTAAGCTGGATAGAATAATAAAACAAAATGAAAATCTCAAAATGCAAATGGTGCGGTAAAGAATTTGAGGACGCTTGCTCTCCTGAATGTATAGACTGTTGCGACAACAAGGCTTGCGTAAAGGCGAACCGAAAGGAGTTTCTGAAAGAAATGTTTAATCAACTCAAATGAATTTTCAAGTATAATCAAATAGACTAGAAACACGTCCTGCTAATATAATCAAATATATATGAAAAAATCTATCAAGAAATCCAAAAAATCCAAAGAAATAAAACTTCCTTCACTGGAAACAGAAGGACGCTGTAACCAATGCGCAAGCGTGTTGGAGTTGATTAGTTGGACGTTCGTAACGGGGAATAGTGTTAGTAGTCTAGTGTGCGTGAATCCGAAGTGTCCTTCGTATGCGCTGTTGCAAGTGCCAGAACATATCATGTATAAACACTGGCTCAAGCAAGAACATAGAGAGAATAGACTAATCGAAAAACATTTATGAAAAAGCGCACAATCAAACCGTGCAAAAAATGTTATCAGATGACAAATCACGAAGGTGGTAAATGCCTGAAATGTCAAACCTGTGCAAACCTATGCAGTCCTAAAACTCTTAGAAAACAAAAATGATAAACAACCACGGGCACTCTTGGCTCGACTGTACTCCGATACTATGCAGAACCTTCCCTAGCGTTGCACAGGAACTCGGTGCGCCGATGATGGCTTACGAGGACAACAAGGAATGGTGCGATGCCGAGAAATGGAGAGAGCTTGAAAAATACAGGCAAGGATTCCGCGCCTTCATGTGCGCTTGCTCGGCAGTCAAAGTCTTTAATCCGAACGTCAAATGAAATGTCCGCAAATAGACACATGCTCACATGCTCAACTGCCAGCTTGCGAGTTTGAGACAATCATCAAGGCTTGCCAGCTCAACCAACAAGAGACGCAACGCAAAGTGCAAGAGACAATGCAGAAACATCATCTCGCCGAGGAGATGGATAAATGGAAAGGGCTTTGCCATTAACCAAAAACAAAATATGCTAGACACGTTTATCATTCTCGACCAAGACGCGGACTACCGAAGAGTACGGCCAAAAGACGAACCGAGTAGCGTTGGAGACGTGATAGTCGCCACAAGAGGCCAATTTGTAATTTCGGGAGTTGATCACGAGGAAGACGACGAAACCGTCCAGCTAACCTGTATTGCTCAACCGATTAACGCTTAATTTTTAATTAAAATAATATGCCTCAATCATTTTATTCATCAACAACTACTGGCGGAACTTTTTTTGACATCAACAGTCTTATAACTATTGACGGTTCGGCATCAACAAACGGTATAACCGTCAATGCAACCGTTAAAAAGACTACAGGACACGATGTGTCACTTGTCTTTAGGTATATCAAAAAGAAATTCAATATAATGGAACGGGTGATTCTTGATAGAAGATTAGACAGACTGGAGAAGGCGTTTAACAATGCCGTGGAAAACGGACAAGAGGCACTTGGCAACAAGCTATTGCTAGAACTGGCGAGAGAAGTAAAAGAAAGTGCGATATACGCAAAAGGTATTAGGTACTATGTTGACAGGGAGGTTTTATCAAGAGTCAAGAATAAGATAAGAGATGGACATATATCGGATACGAAATTAAAAGACTACACGAGAGTTATACCGAAGGATGTATTAGCGAAGAAGAAAGCTGTTGAAGATGTATTTGACGGGTTTGTAATTTATCACTACTACAATAACGCAATCGAGAAAAAGCTAGAGAAAAAACAACAGATGTCGCCAGATGAAAAGAGGAATATGAAAGACCCTATTTTATTTGGATGGATAAATGAATGTGATAGGTTGTATTTTATTGGAGATTGGGAAGACGAGTATTGCGATTTAACATTCGATGAGATTATAGGAGTAGTCGGTGAAGCTAAATTATCAAAAACACCTACCCTATGAAATTCACACCCGAACAAGCAGGAGCATATTGCGACCAAGCGCATAATTGCAAGGTTGACTTTTTAACAGATTTGTGAAATAGTTTAGCTGTAATCAAACAAACATGAAAAAACTCGACTACAAAAAAATGCTTCAGGAGATAGACGAACTTGTGCAGACTGATTTCTGCATGGATATGGACTCGCGACTAATTCGCAAAAGACCACTCTTTACAAAAAGAGAATCAGTCGAAATGGCTATCCTGATTGGGCGCATTTACTCGATTTCGCATTGCATTTCTTGTTCAGCCTGTAATAAAAAATATTTAAAATAATAAAAACATGAAAAAAGTTTTACTTTGGTTGCTCAATAAGTTTTACAACGGCACTCCCTGTGAGTACGGACTAATCAATAATGTCGAGGCTTATGAACGAAGTTTTCTGGATGACACGCTGGAGAATAATCCTGAGGTGACGATGAAGGAATTTTTAGACTCAATGGATAGAATGGATAAATGTATGAAGTCTGGAGAGGATTGTACGATTATGGGTAAAACCGTTTACAAGGGTTCGGATATTCTTATTGAGACTCTCAATAAAGATATGCTATGAAAACAAAACCATCAGACATGCCAGAAGGATTTGAACAACTATTCGGAACTCTCACGAAGCCTGAAAAGCTAACGCCAGAGCAGGAACTCGGAAAGGCTTTACTAAAAATAAGAAAAACAAATGGAAGCTAAAACAATACAGCAAATGTACATACGCCGATCCAAGCAATATGCTAATCCGTGTTGCATTCAAGCGTTGACGGATTTCATGATAGAGATTTGGTCATACCATTATCTCGAAAAGGATTTGAAAGTAAAACAAAAAGCACTACCCTATGAAGAAGAAACCCAACCTAACGCCTCTTGAGGATGTCGAGTGCGAAGTATTTGCGAACTGGTGCAGATGGAATAATTTGCTTTTTACTCATATCGCTAATGAGATACCGGTCGGACATCAAGAAGGTAAAGTTTGGAAGCCTCATTTCGCTACGATTAACAGACTCAAGGCTATCGGATTCTGTTCAGGCTTTCCTGATTTTGTAATTAAAATACCAGCTGGATTACTTGTAATCGAGATGAAACGCCAGCAAGGTGGTACTACAAGCGCAACACAGAAGATATGGCTCAAGGCATTACAGGAAGTTGACGGAATCGAAACGAAGGTATGTTACGGCGCTGAAATGGCAATCGCATTTGTTCAATCTTATCTTTAAGATATGAAACAAAAATACATAAAGGCAAAGCACTACATTGATATCGGCGTGCAACACGCCGAGGATGTAAACAGATCCTCCTCTTGTTATATGGTGGATACCAAAAAGCGCCAGATCCTCTTGAGGTCAGTTCCGATTTACGCTTTACCAAGAATGGTTGAGCAAGAGCCTAGACCTTTGGATTGATTTTCGGTGCTAAAGAAGGGAAACAAAGAACAAGAATTGCTCTTGCGGCTGATGAAACCACGGCGTTTCCTATCGAAATGAATATAACCCATATATCGTTACCATCTCTAGTAGCTGTACTGATTGCGATCCAAATCGAATTGAGATCCGAAAGTGTCATGCCCCTTTGGTAGAATGCGATAATTGCACTCGCGCCTTCACTCGTAAGGAATGAAGCCACGAATACGGCAATAAACAATCTCATCTCGCTCTTGAACCTTTCACTCTTGAGGAACTGTTTGATTTTTTTCATGGTGTTATTTGTTAATGTCTATTTTGCGAAGAATCTCGAGAGTCCATATCTTATCATCCGAAAGATTAGAGTCGTCTTTTAAGACTCCTTTATTCTTCCAGTAAGTGATCGCCTCTTGTTGCCACTCTACTCTTTGCGGATAAATCCCCATAAATTGAGTGAGATATTCGAGAACAGTTGGTTTGATATTATTGCCCGGACAACTCTTGTACGGTTTTCCGCTTGAATTAAGAGCGTAATCCCTGTGCATTTTCACATTGTCACTTGGGATATTGTAGGCACTTCTTAATCTCTTAATCAATTCAAAGGTTGCTTTTACTTGAGCCATGCTTGGAGTTTCCTTGTCGAAATCACCAACCATACAAATTCCAATCCCCTTAAAGTTCATCATGCCTTCCTTACAGTGCGCGCCGACTTCAGTGTCTTGTCGATACTGTCGGACTTCACCCGTTCCGAAGACAACATAATGATACCCGATATACCAACCACTCTTTGACTTCGGGAACTCCCTAGCCTTGTGCGAATTGTTAAAAGAATTTTCCGTAATATCCGGACTCAAATCCCGAGGCGTAACTGAATGATGTACTACTATGTACTCATGTGTGTTTGCCATCTTGATTGGATTAAGAAGTATAAGCACTAAAAATCAATGCGAGAACCATTAGGAGAAAACTGCCTAGAAGCGTACCACCAAGCCCAAAAAACCAGTTTTTGTACTTGCCATCATTAGTCATCAACGCAAACCTTGAATCTATTTCTTGCCTCATCAGCGAAAGCTGATCGTGGCTTACATATGAATTGCCGATATTCTTAAATCCTTCTTTTATCGTTTCCGCTATGATTTTCAAATTCTCATTGATGGTTTTAACCTGCTCGGATAATGCGGTCAGCTTATTGTCGAACTCATTTACCTTCTCGAATATCAAGGCTTGATTCGACTTCACCTCGGCAATCTGTTCCGAGTGCAATTTATATCCGCCACATTTTTGGAAATCTTCTTTTGGCATTAGCCTAAAATTATATAATTCATGCCGTCTGCCGTTGCATCATGGTCGTGTGCGGGATCAGTAGTTGTTAGATCATAAGTGCGAGTCAACCCAGTATTGGCAATCGAAAATACTAATGTTGCATTTTGCGTGTTACCACCATTCGTTACTGATGCGTCGTAAGATACTCCCGTATTAAAATCCGTACAAGTCGGCGCACTTGGATATGAAGCCGCGCTAACCGTTGCTACCCCGTTGAACCCAAGGGCAACTGAATTTGCCAATTTAATGTCACCCCTTACTCTTTTGCCATTACAAGAAGTTCCCGCATCATCACATACCCACGCGCGTATATCAAATTGCAACATAACTAATTTCGGTCTGAATCCAACATTAAGAGTATCACTCCCTGTAGCGTCATCATCCAATGTTGAGAGCGTACCAGTTGCAACAAAGGCTTCTTTTGTTAATACTTCTGTCGCTGATAATGCCACCCCTAATTGTTTCGTTACAGTTCCAGCAGTGTGGCTAACAGCACCAGCCGTATTAGTACCAAATACCGGACTACCTGCCGTCAATCCTGATTGAGCATTAGTGTATTCATAACACACGACAATTGTTGCATCCGCATTTCCGCCGACAACAACCCAGCCAACAAAAGCCTGTGCCGCTTCTCCGTTAGCTGTCGTATCTAGTTTCCACAATTTACTATCCGAGGCTTTAAAATATAAGGGTTGTCCTGCCGTCACTGTTTCACCAGCCGTTCCCTTGTACAGTGTTTTCTCGAGATATGTTTTACTGATAATCTCAAATCGGTCATTCGTATTATCGTATATGCAATAAATGTATTGTCCTGCTTGTATATCTCCCTTTGATAATTCCGCTCCGTTTTGGTGCATCAAATCTACTGTATCAGTAATGCCTCCGGTAAGTGAGAGATTAGTCGCTCCTGTATTTGTAGTCTTCACCTCTATCTTCAAAATCATTCCATTCTCAAGAGCCGCAACCTGTGCAGGTATAGCGACTGTGACTGTGTTCGCAGATACCGAAGAATCCACAAGCGTATCGCCAGCGTGGAGTAAAGTATCTTTGCGAAGATTATTATATTGAGCCGCCGTTGCGTCATCACCTGCTACTACTACTGCTGAATTAAGTGCCATAAATTAAAGGTTAGCTTATCGTGATTTCAGATTCACAAGTTAATGTCTCTGTTGCCGCCTTTGCGATTGTAGTCGTCAAAAAGTGACTCAGAATTTGTCCTGTATCTACACTTGAAGTTCCGTCAATAAACCATCCGGCTTCCTCAACAGTTCCGGTAAAGTCCGAAGCAGAATAAAAATTGCTCAAGTAAGCGATATTGCTTGCATAAGCCGCGCTCGAAATTGCCTTCCTGAAAGTTTCAGTAGTCAGCGTAGTATCTCCATTCACTGGTGCAGTATTGCTTGAGCCGACAGCGCCGTAATTCACAACGCCGGTATAAGTAGTTGTATTTGCAAATCTTTGTGCGATTACAGACCTCCCGACCGTTGGAATGATATTATGCACGACTTTCTGTTTAACAAGCGTTAAATCGCAAAGTTGTCGGTATAAAAATTTCAGTTCCCAAAATATCTGATTATGATTTTTGCAGGTCTTAATAAGATTTTCAATCTCTGCAATTATCTTTGTTGCCTTTGGATGGCGGATGTCACAAACGGAAATCGTATGAAGCCCAGCCATAGGTTTTGATACCTCCTTGTGACACAAAAATCCTTCAACCGGATTAGTTAGATTCAGTTTCTTGAGCCGCTTTTTGAATGCTATTTCGGAAACTTTGTTTTGATTTTCCATGTAATATAATTATGATTGCAAAATAGAAAAAAGTAAATGTCATCCCCATTGTCCAAGTGACCATCGAAAATCTGTTGCGTCAGGTTGCCACTTATACGGACTTGATGTTATATCCCTCTCAACAGCAGTTTCCACAGGAGTAAGTGTAATGGTTGGAGTTTCGCTTGCCGTTTCAGAAGCCGTGAATGTATTAACTTCGCTTAGTGTTATCTCAACCGATTCTGCCGTTACCAAGTCAACAGTTTCATCTTCATCAACTTCAATCTGGTCATTCTCTGAAAGTAGTTTTTGAAAAAATTCTATAATACCGAATAGAGTTGAAGCGAAGGTAACTTTGAAATCCATATAATCACCGTACTCACCACCCTTGCTTGTAGATGTAACCTTCTGAATTAAGTATTGCTGATCCGTAAGTCCTCTTGCCGTATCGTTTACAGTTATCAGTTGTCCTGATTTTAAACCTTCTTGGTCAGTCGTAAATGAGCCGTTGATAATAGCATTCGAGTATTGGTTGATTTCAGCCTCCGCGCGTGCGCGTGCAAGCTCACGACTGTCTATAGATGTGTCCGTGATTACATCGCCGGCAAATACACCAGTACCACCGCACAATGCTTTCATCGCAAAGATTGAAGCATTATCTTGATGAGTTACTCTAATCGGAAATCTCTCTGTGTATTCAAATCTCAAGAATTGAGCCGAGGTCAATGTTGCCGTTTGGGTTGAAGCTCTAACCGATTGAGCATTATAGTTGTACATATAATCGAATGAAGCCTCATCATCAAGATTCTCAACGCCGACAGTTTTCGCAGTCGCAAAGAATGAAATCGTATCTCCGTTGGTTTGAGAGGTCACAGCCTCGACAGTGAAATTATCATTATCAACTTTCGTGATTTTGCGTACTGCATTACTTCGAGTCCTGTTCGTGATGTGCATTCCTGTAGTCAAGCCGTGTGCTGTAATCTTTATATTCGTTGTTGTAGTACCGGCTTCCGAGGCATGAGTTGTAGTGTTGTTATCAAGAGTGACTGCAAGATTAACGAATAGATTTTTCATAATCCATTCCCTAACCGCGCTGTCGCCTTCGACAACCTGTGAATATGTACTGTCCGAATCTTCCGTTCCACCTCTTACGGTCTGTTGATTTTTCAATAAACTTATATCAGGTTTAATCGACAGATTGTCGAAATTATCACTACTATTAGTTACATCAATTTCAAATGGTGCAGACATACTTTCTATATCGAAAAAATGTATATCTTTTTCGTAATCGATATACCAAAACTTGCTACTTAAATTCGCCAAGTCTTGAATTACGCGAGTCGGCTTTTTGAATGAGATAGGATAATTCGTAAGCGACAAACCTTCTTCAACATTGAACATCGTGAAACTACCCTCGGCTGTAATCCTCAAGTCATCAATCTTAATCGAACTTGTTGCAGTTTCGGCGACTACAATCGCCACATAAGTAATCGCAGTCCATACTGGAGTGCCTGTCATTACGCCATCCTCTAATTGAACACTGTCAAAGGTATATTCACCGGACGATCCCAATGTCACCGTCGATAATAAGTAATTACTCGAATCGCTACCAATTCTTATCTTGAGTGATGTGATCTTAGTTGTATCAGTCGGATTTGCCCATAGAGTTAGATTGCCTTTGGTCGGTTGCCCCGAAGTTACACCGACAAAGTCCGAGAAGTCGCGCGCCGTTTGTGTCGTTTCCCATAGCGCCGACCCTGCCGAGTAAGTCCATGCGAATATACCAGAAG